TCAGTGGGTTCGGGGTTCGAGTCCCTGGTGGCGCACCGCACTACCCCCGTCGGGTTCCCCGGCGGGGGTTTCTCCCGTTTCCAGCCAGTTGAAATCGACGCCCGTCGCGAAGGCAATGGCAATCAGTGACGCCCTTCGCGGCGTGCCTTTCCCGCGCTCGATCCGCGCCACAGTGGCGCGGCCGACCCCGGCCTTCTCGCCGAGCTCGTCCTGCGTAAGACCCGCCACCTCGCGCGCCTTCCTCACCCGATCGCAAAGATCGAATTGAGGAACGAAACCGGCCATGTGAATCGCTTTAGTCATATGGCCAATTGTGCCCTTATGCTGGACAATGAGTCAAGTGACTCACGCGCAATGACACTTTTGACTCATTTGATCTTGCAGAAGACGCGGCAAACGACTTAAATGAGTTGTATGACTCATTCCGAACTGATGGGAACCGCCGAAGTAGCGACCCTCCTCGGGAAGTCCCGAGCCACCATCAACCGGATGGTGGAAGCGGGGGAACTCGCCCCCGCTGGGGTAGTCGGCTCCCGCCGAATCCGTGTGTTTGACCGTGCAGAGATCGAGCGCCTGACTTCCGAGGAGGTGCGGGCATGAACAATCCTTACGCCGCCGATGTGCCGGGCCGGGGCCCGGAATCAGAAATCATCCACGAGTACCTGATTCCGACCCTGACCTACGCTGAACAATCATTCAAGATGCTCAATCGCGGTAGCGAGCGCCTTAACCGCCTTGGCGAGATCTGCGATCGCCTCGTCGGTCCTGTGACTATCGGCGTTGCTTTCGGCGTTGCGTGCGTGGCGTTGGGCGTCACGCGCCGCGTTGATAGCCCTGTAATCCATGTAATCACCCCCTCTCTGCTTGGCGTTGACTCTAGCGCTCTGAAGGGGGTGGGGGCATGACCACGCACCCGTCGATCCAGCCGGCGCTGACCCGCTCGAACGTCACGACCCTGATCCGTTTCATCCTGAATGAACGGGACGATGTTATGGCCTGCCCCGAGTCTGCCGGCAACACCGATAACACCGGCTACGTTCGGGGCCTTCAGTACGCGGTGGATGCAATCACCACTATGTGGGCATCCGCTGTTATCGCCGCCGACGCCCACGCCCAGGACCTCGCGAACGCCCTTGACGAGGACGATTCCTAATGCTCCCCATGACTCACAACCGCAGGGAGTGGGCCCCGCGCCGAGCTGATCCCGAGCACCGGAAGTGCGGGTGCTGCCGGCGAACCTTCTACGCGGGATCTCTCCCCCCGGACGGGCCTGAAAAGTACGGCCCGTTTGCCGGCCACTACCTCTGCCGGGACTGCCGCGCCGCCCTGGCACCCAAGGAGGATCCCGGCGAGCCGCTGTTCTAAGCCCCATCCCACCGCCCCGGTGTGTGATGTCCCCGCACCACTGTCGTTCCCAGTGGTGCCGGGTCATGGCATTCCGGTGCCAGACCACAAGACCATCGGCAGCTTTACCTACACGAGTTCCTGCCCATCAGACGAAACCAACAGACCGTGTCCCGTACGAGCTTTCACGCCCCGCGAGGGGTAGCCCAGGTGTAACGGGCCCTGGGCGGCGTCCCTCAACCTGATCAGTTGAGGGGGGTCAATGTTGCGAAGCCGCATGCGCCACCACGGGCCATGCGGCTACTCGCCGTGGGGTGACGACGGAAAGCGGAAAAAACTGGGAAACCGGAACTGGGGGGTCACCAAGCCGGGCCCCCCTTGGGGGGTCCTTCAGGCTACCTCACTTCCCCGCTACCTCTCCCCTGACTGAAAGGCCCCAAGCAATGATTGATCCCCGATCCTGGATCACACGGGCTAAGTGCCGTGGTGCTGACCCTGAACTGTTCGATCTGTCTGCCCGTGCCTACGCCGAACACCGCGAGGAGGTAGCGCAGGCCCTGTGCTCGGGGTGCCCGGTGATCCGCGAGTGCGCGATGGATGCGATGGATCCGCTCGCGGTGGGCACTGTGCGGGCGGGACTGTGGATCCCGTTGATCGCGATGGAGGGGGCGCGCGGCCGTGAGCAGGTTCGCCGCCTGGCCGTGGCGGCTGGGATCGGGGCCGGCCGTGGGTAGGTACGGCGGCCGGGTAGTCACCGAGCTCCTGGTCCTCGTGTTCGCCACCTACGGGACTCGCTGCCACCTGTGCGGTGAGGAGGGAGCGGACACGATGGATCATCTGCTCCCGCGCTCGATGGGTGGCGACCACTCGCTCGAGAACCTTCGGCCCGCGCACCGCTCGTGCAACTCCGCGCGTGGTGCGATGCCGTTGTCCGAGTGGTTCAAGGCTCACCCGTTGCCCGTCGCGGGTGATCGCGCGCCGCCTTCGCGCGAGTGGCTGTGATCGCCGAGGAGTTTTGGATAAACGCCCTGGTGGGCAGCCCCGCGCCCAGCTCTCTTTTTCTCCCGGATCGCACGAACCGGGGGGTAGGTACACAACGAAACACGCAGGTAAAAGGAGGTTTTACCCATGCCACGCCCTGATCCGCGCCGCCCTCGTGAGGGGCAGGAGTCATTGTTCGAAGCCGAAGCCGTGAAGCAGCCCGATATGGTCCTGCGCGGCCGGCACTCGGAAGCTATCGACCGGGCGATCGCTGCCGCGAAGGCAAACGATCTGCTCGATGATGTGGACGATGCCCTGTTGACCGTCCTCCGCGCCGGCGGGTGGGCCCTGGACTCGTTCGAATCCCAGAACAAGCCCTACGGTCCATCGAAGGTGATTGACCCGCTCGTCAACGCGCTTCGGGAAGCCCACCTAACCCCGGACTCGCGCGCCGAGTCCACGGACGAAAGCATCAAGGAGCTTTTGCATGATCTCGGCACTGCCACCGTTAGCGACTCCGCGATACATGACCCCACGCACGCCGGGTAGTGCGACTCTCGGCCCCCGCGTGGCGAAGATCGCGACCAGACTCGGGCGGCCACCGAAGCGGTGGCAGCGGATGTGGTACGACCTGGCCCTCGAGCTTGACGAGAAGGGCCGGCGGCGCTACCACACCTGCATTCTGTCGATTCAACGGCAGGCAGGTAAGACCACGGCCGACAACATGATGGGGATCCACCGCGCGCTGATCCAGCCGGAAGCTCGTGTGTGGTTCACGGCGCAGACGGGGCAGGCGGCGCGCGAGCGGTGGATCGAGGAGACCGCGACCCCCGCCGAGACGGCGCTCTCCTCGCTCGTGAAAGTGAAGTACGGCGCGGGTGACACCCGCCTGACGATCCCGGCGAACGGATCACAGTTCCGGCCTATGCCCCCAACCGCCGACTACCTGCACGGATCTCAATCAGACCTAGTGATGATCGACGAGGGATGGGTCCACTCGGAAGCAGCCGGCGCGGCGTTGCTTCAGGCGATCGTGCCGACGCAGACCACTCGCCAGTTCCTCAGCATCGGCCCGCAGGTGGTGTTCTCCTCAACGATGGGGGATGCGTCCTCGACGTGGTGGCACAACAAGCTCGCCGATGCGATCGAGAATCAACCGCCCGGTGTGGCGATCCTCGACTTCGGGATCTCCCCGGACACTGACCCGACTGACCTGGAAGCGGTCGCGAGGGCACACCCCGCATTCGGTGAGGGGGTCACGATGGAAACACTCGCCGAAGCCGCCGAAACTCTCTCCCCGAGCGAGTTCGCTCGCGGGTACGGCAACGTCGCCACCCTCGCGACCCGCTCGCTGATCGACGCTGCCGTCCTGGACGAGCACGAGACCGATTCCCCGCTCGATGCCGGCCCCGTCCACATCGGCGTCGCCGTGGCATGGTCTCACGACCTGACCGCGATCACCGCAGCCGGGCGGATAGACGGTGCGCCAGCGATCGAGGTCATTACCGCCCGCCCCGGCACCGCGTGGGTCCCGGACGTGCTCGCCCACCTCGCGCGAACACAGGAACCCGCCGCGATCATCCTCGACCCCCACGGCCCCACCGGATCGATCGAGGACAAGATTCGCGACGTGCTGCCCGCCGGTGCACCGCTGGTCCTCGCCAACGCCGACGATCTGATTCGCGGCACCGAAGCGCTCCTCGCGGGGATGGACTCTCCCGCCCCGTCCGTCTGGATCCGCCGCGACCCTGATCTGCGAAACGAGATCGCCGGCGCTGCCCTGCGCTCAATCGGAGATCGCGGCCGCGTGGTCTCCCGCAAATCGTCCCTCGGATCCATCGCCCGACTGGAAGCCGGGATCCTCGCCCTGCGATCACTCACCACCGTTGCCCCGTCAATCCCCGCCCCTATGATTTGGAGTCCCGATGCCTAAGAAGAAACGAACCCCGATCGATTCGACCCCGTACTCGACCGTTGTGGTCTGCCCCCACGAGCGGTGCCCGTGGCGCGAGATAACAAACGACCGCCACCGAGCGTGGTATGCCCTCGCCCGGCACCTGAAGCACTCGCACGGCGATCTTCAGGCCACCAAGCGAGCCCGCCAAGCAGGCTGGGTCCTGGAAAAATCGGCGAAACTCGACACCTAGCCGCAATCTTTCGGCATGGGACTTCTATCCACCGTGCGCGATGCCCTGGCACTGCCCTCGGCGGCATTCAGCCAGCCGGTCGGCATCGCTTCGCCGTGGGGTGATTCTAACCACCTCCTGCCGATCACTGGCACCGAGATCCTGCGCGACCGCGAGACCGGCCCCGTATCGCGCCGGCTCGCTATGTCCGTCCCCGCCCTCGCCCGGGCCCGCCGCCTGATCGTCGGATCCATCGCCCGCCTGCCCCTGGAAGCCACGCGCGGCGGCGAGCTCCTGGACGAGCAGCCCCGCTGGCTTAGCCGCACCGATGGGCCCGTCTCCCCCTTCCACCGAATGCTTTGGACAGTGGACGATCTCATGTTCTATGGGTGGTCCCTCTGGGCTCTCGAGCGCGATGCTGCCGGCATCGTGATCGCGGCCGATCGAGTCCCCTTCGACCTCTGGGCCTTCGGGCATGACGGATCCATCACCTACGGCGGGGAACCCGTGGACTCTCGGTCCGTGTGTCTGATCCCCGGTGTGGACGAGGGGGTGCTGATCGACGGGGCAACCCCGATCCGCCACGCCGCAGACCTCGGCCGCTCCGCCGCCCGCGCCGCCCGCACCCCCATCGCGCACACCGAACTTCACCAGACCGGCGGCGCTCCGCTCAATAACAAAGAGATCTCGGATCTCGTAAGCGGCTGGATCGCGGCGCGCCGCAGCCCAGACGGCGCGGTGAGTTACACGAACCCGAGCATCGAAGTCAAGACCCACGGAACGTTCGACTCGACTCTCCTCGTTGAGGGCCGCGCCGCCGCTGCCGTGGACATTGCCCGGGTCACCGGGATCCCCTCTGTCATGCTCGACGCCGCCGCCGCCGACTCGACCATGCGGTACAGCAACGTGGACGCACGTAACACCGAGTTCATCGATTACTGTCTCGCCCCGCTCATGGCCGCGATCACCGCCCGCCTGGGAATGGACGATATGGTGCCGCGCGGCACCGCAATCCGATTCAACGTTGAGGACTTGACCGGAACGTCACTTACCGATGTTGATACCCCCGATGATAACTACCCCGAGGAGAGCCCATCATGAAGGACTGGAACGCACTCGAGCCCGATAAGTACGCATTGGTCGGCGGCCACCGATTCACGCGGGGCCGCACCCGCCCGATTGATCGCATCGTGATCCACCACAACGCCGGTGTGAACCTGACCACCGAGGACTGCCGCGATCTGTGGAATAACTCTCGAGAAGCATCCGCGCACTACCAAGTCGAGCGCGACGGCACGATCGGCCAACTCGTCAACGATGGTGACACCGCGTGGCACGCCGCCAACGCGGACATCAACGCTCGCTCGATCGGAATCGAACACGCCAACATCGGCGGCCCGCCGCGCTGGCAGATCAGCGACGAGACGATCGAGAACGGCGCGCGCCTGGTCGCCGCGCTCTGCCGGGGGTACAACCTCGGCAGACCGACGTGGGGCCGCAACGTTTTCCCCCACTCCGCCTACGCCAGCACCTCGTGCCCCCATCAGCTTGCCCCCGGCGGCGAGGACCATGCGACCTACATGGCCCGCGCCCAGTGGTGGTTTGACAACTGGAACACCCCCAACCCCTCCCCGAAGGAGCCCGACATGTCCCCCGAAGATCGCGCCCTGCTCATTGAAACCCGAGACCTCTGCCGCTTCATCCGCGATCAGCTTGCCGGCCCCGGCGGCTCCGGCGGCTGGCCGCAGGGCGGTAAGCGCACGCTCTACGATCTCGCATCCGCGATTGCGGAGATCGAAGGCGTCCCCAACACCCGCGACACCCTCTAAGGCGATGATTGCAATGACACTCCTGTACCTCGCGGGCGTGCTCTCGGGCATCGTGCTCGTCATCATCGCACTGGGAACGTGGATCCTCCTCGCCGCACGAAAACTCAAGGAAATCCATGACTCACCGACTCCCCGAACCACCCCAGCCCACGCAGGTGCGACGCCCCTGGCGCGCCACCGTGCGCACCGCCGCCGTAACCACCCTGGCACTCCTGCCCGCGCTGCCTGAACTAGCCGACGCCGCGAACATCGACACGATTCCCGCTGTGGTGAGCATCCTCGCGATCGCCGCCGCTGTCCAGCGCATCATCACGATCCCCGAGGTAGATCAGGCACTCTCGCGAATCCACCTGGGATCCGCAGACCGAAAGGACTATCCCCTTGACTGATAACGACACTGTGACGGAAAACGAGACCGTCACCGTCTCGATGGACGATACCCCCGCCGCCCTCGCCCTGGCCGCTGACGCACGCACCATCTCGGGCCGCGTCCTGCCCTTCAACGAGCCGGGCCGCACCTCTGCCGGGGAACTGATCTTTCCCCCGGGATCGATCTCGATCCCCCAGGACATCTCCCGCGTGAAGCTTCTCGCCTGCCACTCCCCGGCCGGGATCCCTGTCGGCGTCGCCACCTCGTGGGAAGCGAAGGACGATGGGGTCTACATGACCTTCCAGCTCGGAAGCTCCACCGCATCCGATGAAGCGATCGCGCAGGCACGAGACGGCGTGATCGACTCGTTCAGCGTTGAAGCGATGGGAATCGCCAAGACCGGCCGCACCGTGAACAGCTCGGTCCTGAAGGCAGTTGCCCTCGTGCCGTTCCCGGCTTTCGCAACCGCCCGCGTCGCCGAGGTCCACGCCGCCGCCGAGGACACCCCGCCCGCCCCCACCCCGGGCCCCTTTTCCGCGCCCCCCGCCCCCGCCGCCCCCCCCGCCACTGCCAGTGCCACTGCCTCCGACTTCTGCGCCCGTCTGCGCCGCGAGCTGCTCGCCCACCGCGACGGCGCCGAGGTGGTCATCGCAGCGGTGTCCCAGCCCGCNGGCGCGCCGGAGTGTCGCTCTAGAGGGGGGCCTGGGGACGCCGGTCGCGGGGGCAAGGGCGGGGCGGCGGCGGTGGGAGGGCCCGGCAGATGGGTATCAGACACGGGGAGGAGCGCTGCGGGAGACTATGATCCGCGGGCAGCGGGGGAGCAGCGGAGCCCGGCATCGGCGGGTGCAGCCCCTTCGGTCGACCCCGCGAAGGCGAGCCCACCGAAGCGCACGCCGCCCTGTCCGATATCACCCTCTCGGGCATGACCACCGCAATCGCCCCGCAGTGGCTCGGCGAACTGTGGTCCAACGTCACCTACCAGCGGCGCATCGTCCCGCTGCTCTCCTCCGCCCCCCTCACCGGAATGAAGGCGAAGGGCTACCGTTGGAAGGACCGCCCCGGCGTTGAGAAGTACGCGGGCGACAAGGCGGAAATCCCCTCCAAGCCCGCATCCGTTGAATCCGTCGAAATGGAAGCCCAGCGCTGGGCCGGCGGCAACGACTTGGATCGAGCCTTCTGGGATTTCAACGAGACCGAGATCCTGCGCGCGTACTGGGCAGCAATGGCCGAAAGCTACGCCAAGGAAACCGACCTCGACGCCGCCGCCTGGCTGATCGAGCAGGCCACCACCATCGAAACGCCGGCCCCCGATCTGATCCGTGGTATCGCCCGCGCCGGCCTGGACGTGCTCAACAAGACCGATCAGGATGCCACCTTCGCGCTCGTGAACCCGCTCGACATCGAATCGCTCCTCGACTTCGCCGAGCTCGACGCGCCGAAGTTCATGGATGCCGTTCCGATCGCCAACCCGAACAAGTGGACCACCTCGAACGCCGTCACCCGTGGCACCGCGATCGTGGGAACCAAGTCGGCGGCCACCTTCTACGAGCTGACGGGCTCCCCGCTGCGCGTGGAAGCCGAGCACATTGCCCACGGCGGGCGCGATGCCGCGCTGTTCGGCTACACCGCGCACCTGCTCAACAAGCCGGGCGGCATCGCCAAGATCACGATCGGGGCGTAAGAATGGCCACCCGCGTCACGACATCCGAGGTCCTCGCCCACCTGGGCCTGAAGGATGCGGACACCGAACAGCTCGAAATGGCGGTAGCCGCAGTAAACGAACAGGTCACGCAGTGGCACGGGTACGATGCTGCCGACGATTTCAGCAAATCGCACCTCCTCGGCGGAACCATGCTCGCCGCTCACCTCTACCGGCGGCGCAACACGCCAGGCGGTGTTGAGCAGTTCAACGAGCTTGGCATCGCCTACGTTCAGCGATCCGATCCGCACGTCTCCCAGCTCCTCGGGCTCGGGGCCTGGACTCCGCCGAGGGTGGGATAATGCGCGCAACTGAAATCACCTCCGCGCTGGAAACCCTGGCAGCGGATCTCACCGCCGCCGAGGTCCCGGCTACCACCGATCCCACCAAGATCGAGGTCCCGGGCGCGTGGGTCACCGTTGACACCCTGACCCCCGAGCTCATGTGCGGTGAGTTCACCGCCACGACCGCGATCTACCTCATTGCCCGCGACAACGGGCACTCCGCAGCCCTGGCCGATCTCGCCGAGATGCTGGACCGGATCGCCGAGATCGTCCCCTCGATCACCGCCGCGCAACCGGATTCTGTCTCTCTGCCCGGCTACTCCGGCCCGCTGCCGGCCCTTCGCACCACCGCAACGATTGGAGACTAACCACCATGACCACCCCCACCCCTCCGAAGCGTAAGCTCCTCACCCTCGGCCCGGGATCCTTCATCATCGGCGATATCGGATCCACCCTCGATCTTTCGTGCCAGCTCACCGCCTTCTCGATCGAATGGGAAGTAGACGCCGAGGACCCCGAACCCACCCTGTGCGGCGGGATGATCGGCGGGGCCCGCGCCTACACCGCGACCGCGAAGGGCACCGTCTTTCAGGACATCGAAGCAGACGGCGTTATCGATTGGAGCTGGAAGCACAAGGGCTCCGAGGTGCCGTTCAAGTTCGTCCCGGCCGAAACGGAAAAGGCACTCGTCACCGGCCGCGTGGTCGTTGATCCGATCACCCTCGGCGGTGATGTGCGGACCCGCAACAAGTCGGATTTTGAGTGGGGATGCGTCGGCGATCCTACGTTCGATGCTGACTCCACCGATGGATCCACCCAGGCACTCCCCGGATCGACGGGCTAACCAATGGCACGGGTGCACGTTGAGGGAGCGGCGCGGCTTCGCCGCACCCTCAAGGACTCGGGGATGGATCTCAAACAGCTCCGCGACGCTAACCGCGAAGCGGCCCGCTCGATCCTTCCCATCGCGATCGGCATGGCACCCGTGGGCACACCACCGCCCCCGCACTGGAACGCCCCGCCGCCCGGCCGACTAAAGGCATCACTCCGAGTCGCCGCCACCAACCGGGCCGGCATCGTCCGAGCCGGCCGCAAGGCAATCCCCTACGCCGGCGTCATTCACTGGGGGTGGCCCGCCCGCCACATCCGCCCCCACCCGTGGATCATGCGCGCCGCCCAGGACAACGAAAACGTCTGGATGCGCGTCTACATGGACCACATCGATGACATCCTCGACCAAATCAAAGGAATCTAAAATGCAGCAGATCACCGTCAACGTCCTTATGGTGGACGGCACCGAGCACCGGGACGTGAAGATCATCCTCGCAGATCAGGTGGCATTCTCGACCACCCGCCAGCGCCACAAGTGGCCCACGATGGAAGATGATCCCGTCCTCTTCGGCAGCTTCGTCGCCTTCTCCTCGCTGAAGCGCACCGGCGCATTCACCGGCACCTGGACCGAGTTCACCGAGCAGTGCGCCCAGGTGGAAGCAGTGGAAAACGAGGAACCCGAGGTTTTTTAGATAGCGACCCCGCCCGCCTGGTCGCCGCCCTCGCAGTTCGGCTAGGCGTGCTCCCCTCGGCAATCCTGAACGAGGATCCGGCGATGGTCGCCACCATGATCGACATACTAAGCAACGAGGAAGGATAAAGCGGTGGCAGGCAAGACAGCGATGGTCTCGATCCGCATCGTTTCCGACGCGAAAAACCGGGGATTCAAGAAAGCCGCAGACGGCGCGCGTCGCATGTCGGCGTCCTTCGCGAAGGCTATCCCGAAAATGACCGCGATCGCCGCCGCCGCCGGCGGCATCGCTGGGGCAGTCGGAAACGTCGGCTTGGGCCTGCTCGCCGTGGGTGCGCTCGGCGGCGCGGCCCTCGCCCCGCTCGCCCTCGGATTCGAGGGGATCAAAGCCGCCGCAGGAAGCGCCGCCGAGGGATTCAACCAGCTTAAATCGGTCTCGGCTGCCGCCCTCCAATCGTCCATGATCCCCGGGTTCGAAGCCCTTAACGGGTTCATGCTCGAGATCGCCCCCCAGATGGAAACTCTGGCGACCGCAGTGGGAAACACCTTCAGCGGAATTGCCAAGCACATCGCATCCCCCGAGATCACCGCAGGGTTCCAAGCCCTGCTCGCGGCGTCCGGTGACTTCATCACCGCCACCCAGGGCGGAATCAACGAACTGATTACCGGCTTCGCCGCGCTCGGCCCCGCCCTGGCTCCCGTCGCCGCAGACCTCGGCGCAGCCTTCGGAGACATGATCGGATCCATCGGGCGGGGGATCTCCGAGCTGGCATCCTCCGGCACCCTGACCCAGCTCGCCGCGAGCTTCACTTCCGTCATGACGGGCATCGGAGATGTGATCCAACCTCTGATCGTGGCGCTGGGGCAGGCAGGCGCAGCGATCGGGCCGGGTCTCGGCGCGGCCCTCTCCTCGCTCGGCGGTGCTGTCTCCGCAATCTCCGGGCCACTCGCCCAGATCGCGGGAATCGTGGGCACCACCCTCGCATCCGCCTTCGCCGCCCTGGCCCCCGCCGTTGGCCCGATCGCATCCGCCTTCGCCGCCCTCGTGGGGGCCGCCGCGCCGCTCGTCGCCCCCCTCGCGCAGATCGCCGCGACCCTCGGCACCGCCTTCGCCGGTGCCGTCATGGCCGTCGCCCCCCTTCTGACGCAGATCGGGGATCTCCTCGGGACTGTGCTCCTCGGCGCTCTGAATGCGATCGCCCCGATCTTCCCGGTGATCGTCTCCGCGATCTCGCAACTGGCGACCGCGCTCATGCCGGCGATCCCCCCGCTGACGCAGCTCGCGCAGGCACTGTTCCCGGCACTCGCCGCGATCATCGCCGCAGTCGCCCCGCTCATCACCCAGCTAGCCGGCGTGGTCGCGCAACTGATCTCGGCGATCGTGCCGCTGATCGGCCCGCTGACACAGGTGGCAATGGCGCTCATGCCCGCACTCGTCGGCGTTGTCCAGATCGCCGCGTCCGTCCTGTCACCGCTGATCGGGATCATCGGCCGTGTCGCCGGTGTGCTCTCCGGGGTCCTCGTCGGCGCGATCGGATCCGCCCTCGGGGCCTTCCAATCCATCGCCGGGGCGATCTCGACTGTAGTGGGGTGGGTCCAACGACTGATCGGTGCCCTTAGCTCGATCCGGTGGCCCTCGCCCCCGAAGTGGCTGGGATCCATGTTCGGATCCGCCGATACCAGCGGGCTACTCCTGGCCGCCGCAGATGCCAACCAGCTCGCTTACGGGAAGTTCGCCGCCGGTGGGCTCGTGGGGCTCCTCGGCAGCTCGACCCCCGCGCCTGCCGCCGGCACCACCGTCAACATCACCGTGAACGGCGCTCTGGACCCGCGCGCGGTCGCCGAGCAGATCCGGGGCATCCTCCGAGCCGATGATCGCGCGCGTGGTCTCGGCGTCGCCGCAGGGCGGGGTGTGACATGGGCGTAATCGTTTCACCCACCATCACCATCGACGGCCGCGCGGTAGCCTGCACCGCCGACCGTATCGACTCCGAGCCGGTAGCGATCCGCGGCCTGTCCATCGACTGGGGCCGAACGGACTACCACGATTCGGAGACCTCCCCGTCCTCGCTCACGATGATGCTCACCGACGCTACCGGCGAATGGGCCAACCGCATCAAGACCTCCGCCGCGATCGGCCGGAAGGTCACCGTCACCGTCACCGCACGGCCCACCACCTCGGGACCTACCAAGACCTGGACCATGTTTCGGGGCCGGATCTCGACGGCCACCGCCACACCCATGACGCAATCCACCAAAGACGGCCGGCGGCGCTGGCGAATCGAGCTCGTGGTCGCGGACCGCACCGCCGAGATGGGGAACGCTATCGCGGGACCCGAGGAGTGGCCCGTCGAATCCATGCTGACCCGCGCGATCAAGATCCGCGACCTGGGGCTCTCCGCCGGCTCCGAGATCGCACAGGTCTACTTTTGGCCCGGATACGTTGAGATCAACGCCGGCCCCCTGGACGTGAAGGGCAAATCCGCTCTCGAGCTCATGGGGGAGCTCTACCGCTCGATGGGCAACGACAGCTACGCCTACGATCACGGCGCGAATGTCGTTCGCCAGGCGATCCGTCTCTCTCAACCGATGAAGGTTCACCTTGGCAGCTTCGATGATTCCCAAGGTGCCGTGCTCCCCGTGGTAGGCGACATCACCGTGGACAACGTGGTCTACCCCGGGATTGCCCTCGGCGGCTGCGAACTTCTCGGCGAACCATCGATTCACGCGGATCCGTCCACCGACATCAACCGTCTGGAGTGCACCTGGCCGGACTGGTCCATCGAGTACAAAGACCACACCACCGTCACCGAGAACGTCGCCCCGGGCGACTCCCGCCGCGTCATGGCATGGGATTCCTGGCTATCCGTCGGCGAAGCGATCGACCCCACCCTCGAGAACGTCTGGAACCGCGTGCGCGAGGAAGGCCGCCGCCCCCGCCACCCCGAGATCCGCACCCCACCCAGCCACGAGTTCGTTACCGAGCGCATGGCGAGGTGGATCCTCGCGTGCTGGGAAAACACCCGCCCCGCCTACATCGCCGGATCCCTGCCCTATCAGTGGCTCATGGGCTCCGATCCCGCCTACCCGCCGATCGTCGCCCCCATCGGGGGCACCACCACCTTCGACCCCGAGACCGGATGGAGCGCGACCCTGCGCGTCCACTGGATCCACAACCAAACACCACCCGCGACGCCCGCGACCTGGACCAGCATTCGCCAGATCAAGACCACTACCACAACCCCCAGCGTGCCGTGGTGGTATGCCCTCCTCGGGATCCCCGCACCCCCGCCGGTGACAGTCGGATCACCCACCCCCGAACGCGATCTGACATGGGGCGAAGCCGGTGAGGGCGTGGGCTACCGATGGGCCGACTCCGTCACCTGGGGCGACCTTCAGCACGTCCCCACCACAGGAACCCAGATCATCGACCACCTGGACTAAGGAACCGCAATGCCGCAGTACACCGCGAACTACAAGATCCCGTACCCGACCGCCGGCGATCCCATCCATCAGGGAGCAGCCCAGATGGAAGCCCTCGCCAAGAAGGTCGACGCCACCATGATCGGCGTCTCCGGGATCCCCGGGCCCGCAGGCCCCCAAGGCCCCCAAGGCCCCCAAGGCCCCCAAGGCCCGAAGGGAGACATAGGCGCACAGGGTCCGCAGGGCCCCACGGGTGCCAGCGGCGCGAAGGGCGACACCGGGCCCGCCGGACCAACCGGCCCCCAAGGCCCCGCCGGAACAGGGTTCACCCTTCTCGGGTCCGTCGCCACCGCCGCCGCGCTCCCCGCCGGCGCGAATCCAGGCGACGCCTACCTCCTCGACTCGGACAAGACCGTCGCGGTGTGGTCCGGCACCGCCTGGAAGAACGTCGGATCCATCCAAGGCCCCCAAGGCCCGAAGGGAGACACAGGCGCACAGGGACCGCAGGGCCCCACGGGCGACACCGGCCCCCAAGGACTGAAGGGCGACACCGGCCCCCAAGGACTGAAGGGCGACACCGGCGCACAAGGGCCGACGGGTGCGACGGGTCCGCAGGGCCTGAAGGGCGACACCGGCCCCCAAGGCCCCCAAGGCCCCGCCGGACCCGTGGACACCCCCGCATCCTGGAACACAACGGGTGTAACGCTCCGCGACAACGGAACGATGACCCTCGGCACCGGCGGCACGCAAACGTACCGCTGGCGAGTGGATCGCGGAATCTTTCAGCTGTACTTTGACATTCGGTGGGGCACGAACGCGACATCGAGGGGCGGGTCTGTCCGCCTCGTGCTCCCCCGAAGCGCAATCACCGGCCTTGAGTTCGTCGGCACCGCGTCCTACTGGAGCGCCGGGGGCGATTTCGGCATGATTATGACCCCCTACGTCCGCTCCGGCACCGGCACGATGTACTTCCTCGTTCACAAGAGCGGCGGCGATAACACGCAGGCCGATTTCCGCATCTGGGACGGCAGCAACGGCAACGGCACCGCTGTGCCCGCGAACCCGGGCTACAGGGCGGACGCATCTGGCACGTCGCTCAAGGGATTCATCGAGTTCCCGGTCTAGGACACGATCCGCCACGCCGAGACGGCCACGTCCCGGACGGCGGCATCGTCAACCGCCGTATAGACCTGCGTAGTAGCAACCGATGCATGGCCCAACAGTGTTTGAACGGCCCGCAGGTCATGGGTGTGCCCGTAAGCAACTGAAGCGTAGCGGTGCCGAAGGGTGTGCGCGGTGCCCCCGTCGCCGAGGGCCCGTGAGACCTGCTTGCCTAGCCACCCCGGAGACACATGCCCCCGTTGCCCGCCGGGAAACACCCAGCCACCACGCCGCGCCCTGATCCGCCGCGCGAGGTGCGGGGGGCACGGAACCACTCTCTCGTGCCCGCCCTTCCCCACAACCCGCAGGGTCCACCCCTGACCCACCGCGATCACATCATCGACGCGCAGGCACGCGCACTCCGCGCGGCGAAGCCCGCACGTCGCCATGAGCTCGATCGCCAGGGCCACCCACGGGGGCGCGGACTGGATCGCTGCCATAACGTCGAAATCGGCGGCGGGGCGTGGCACCGCGCGGGGCACCGCGACGATCGGAAGCGACTCGGCGGCGTGCTCGTCCTGGCCGTGCTCCTCGGCCCACCACCTGAAGAAGCTACGCAGCGACGCCCTCACCCCGCGCCGCGTCGTTGGTGCCCAATCCTGGCCCGCGAGCCACCTCACGAGATCCCGCCGGCTCACCTGATCGACGGGTTTCCCGATCGCGTCTAAGCACCGGCGAACGTGGCTCAACCTGACACTGATCGTCCCCTTCGTGCGGCCGGCGGCTTCGAGCTCTGCGCGCCACCCCCGAAGGGCGTCCCGATTAACTTTACTCACTGTCAT